GTTTACAACTTCGTTCTTGAGAAAAGTCCGGAGTTCATATCTGCTGAGTTTGTTACACTGTCTTTTGCTTGGCGAGCGTACAAGGAGTTTTGCAATCAAACCAATGTACCTTATATTCTCCCGCGCTATCGTTTCCGTGATGAGCTCATGGAGTACTTTGACCGGTACGACCGGCTCGTTAGGATAGACGGGAAGCAAGTGAGATCGGTGTACCAAGGGTTTAAGATGTCTGCTTTGTTTAACGAGCCCAGCTCATCCCCAAGTAGTGTCCCGGATTGGCTTTTGTTCGACGGGAAACCCATATCTAAGTTAGACGAAGCCTTAGCGCAGAGTCCTGCGCAGCTGGCTGGTAAAGATGGGCTTCCAACAAAACCATGGAAGCGTGTCGACACTGTCTTATTTGACATTGATTCGACAGAACTTCATTACGTGATACCACCACAACACCACGTGGTGTTAGATTTTGACCTACGTGATTCAAACGGGAAGAAGTCACAAGAACTAAACATCACTGCAGCAGCCGGCTTTCCAAGAACCTATGCTGAGCTGAGTAAGAGTGGTAGCGGTGTTCATCTTCACTACTGGTATGACGGAGACACTAGCAAACTTAGCCGCGTATATTCTCCAGGAATTGATGTGTTGGTTCCAAAGGGTAAGTTTTCGATTCGAAGGAAACTAACCCTGTTCAACGATGAACCGATAGCTGTCATCCACGGAGGATTACCGCTAAAGGAGATAAAAAACGTGGTATCTGAAAGAGTGGTGAAAACAGAGAAGGGGTTACGAACTCTCATTCTTCGCAATCTCCACAAAGAGATTCACCCTGCGACAAAGCCGAGCATAGACTTCATATTTAAACTACTAACAGACGCTAAGGCTAGTGGTTTAACGTATGATGTTTCTGACATGCGGCAAGAAGTACTCATGTTCGCGACCAACAGCACTAACAACGCTGAGTACTGCATAGAACTCGTTCTTAAAATGCCGTTCGAATCTGATGACATAGAAGAGAACGACGAGTCGAAAGGCCCCATTGTCTTTTACGACATTGAAGTGTTTCCGAACTTACTACTCATATCTTTCAAGTACGTTGGTCCGGATGTTCAATGTACAAGGATGATTAACCCCTCGCCAAATGAAGTTGAAGAGCTTGTCAATAGCACGCGGCTTATAGGGTTTAACAACCGTCGCTACGACAATCATATTTTGTATGGCCGTATGCTTGGTTACTCAAACGAAAAGATTTACCGTTTAAGTAAGCGAATCATAGACGGAGATCGAGACGCGATGTTTCGTCAAGCGTATGGTATATCCTATACGGATGTCTATGATTACTCGGCAAAACGACAAAGTCTGAAAAAGTGGGAGTTAGAGCTTGGACTCTTTCACCTTGAATTAGAGTTCCCTTGGGACGAGCCCTTAGATGAGGCTCTGTGGGACCAAGTAGGGGCCTACTGTGACAACGATGTCTATGCCACCGAGGCAGTTCATCGCCATTTGAGCGATGACTTCCACGCTAGGCAGATTATCGCAGAATTGTCCGGTAAAACAGTAAACGACTCCACAACCGCCCACGCTATACGATTCATATTTGGTGATAACAAGCACCCGCAAGACCAGTTTAACTACCCTGATTTGTCAGAGATGTTTCCTGGTTATGAGTACAAAGCTGGTAAAAGCTACTACCGAGGTGAAATTGTAAGTGAAGGTGGGTATGTCTACTCATCTCCCGGGATTTACAAAAATGTCTTGTACATGGACATTGCCTCCATGCATCCGACATCTATTGAGGAACTAGACCTCTTTGGCCCGTATACCCCACGATATTCCGGTTTGAAGAAGGCGAGAATCTTCATAAAACATGGTAAACTCGACGAGGTTCGTAAGATGTACGACGGGCGGCTGTCGAAGTTCTTAGAAGACATACATACGACGAAGGGTTTGTCCTATGGTCTCAAGCTTATTTTAAACCGTGTCTACGGTTTAACATTCGCTCGGTTTGACAACCCGTTTAGAGACCCACGAAACAAAGAAAACATCGTGGCCAAGCGAGGTGCGCTGTTTATGGTGGACTTGAAACATGCACTCCTTGACAGAGGGTCCGACATCATCCACATCAAGACTGATTCAGTGAAGGTGGCTAACTACACTCAAGATGATTTAGAGTTCATCAAAGAGTTCGGACTCAAGTATGGGTACGAGTTTGGTGTAGAAGGCATATTTTCACGAATGTGCTTGGTAGACAAAGCTAATCTTATAGGGCAGTGGCAGGATTCAGGCGAATGGGAAGCCGTCGGCGACCGTTTCGCTAGGCCCTATATTTTTAAACGTCTCTTTACTAAAGAAGAGATTACGTTACAAGACTACATTGAAACTCGTAGTGTTAGGGAAGGGAGGATGTACATCGTGTTCCCGGATGAGCGAGAAATGTTCATCGGTGGTGTTGGTATCTTCTATCCTGTTATATCTGAAAAAGGAGGTGGTAAACTGGTACGACGTAAAGAAGGAAAGGACTACGCAGTCACTGGTACTAAAGGGTATTTTTGGTTACCAGCCTCTGGCGTAACCTTGGCTGATTTAGACATGTCTTATTACGACAAAATGGTGGATGACGCGCTTTCTCAAATCGAGAAGGTTGGCGATCCACAACTAATCTTAGATTAAGGAGATTGATATGAGCGCGAAGAAATTGTATTTGGAAAATTACTCGATTATCTACCCGAACTTTGCGGGTCGGCAGACCACGATGAACGCAGAAGGTAATCGTAACTTCTGCATTCACTTTATTGACCCAGGAACAGCCAAGTCCCTTCAGAAAGACGGCTGGCATATCCGCGAACTTAAAGCGTTGGATGAAGGCGGAGCGCCTTCGTACATTCTGAACGTGAAGGTGAACTTCAACGGTATGCGACCGCCGCGCATATTTGTGGTGAAGTCGAGCGGGACGGTTCAACTCGATGTCGCAACGGTTGCTATGCTTGACCACGCGCCGATCGAGACAGCCGACTTGGTTTTGAACCCTTACCAATGGACTGTCGGCGATGCGTCCGGTATCAAAGCTTACCTGGACACGGGATATTTTGTTTTAGACGAAAACAAATTTGACCTGAAGTACGCTGGTACACCACCCGTTTGCATCGGCTGTCCTGAGCCGGAGTAAATAATGTACACACCAAGGCCACATCAGAGTGTTGCTATACGACGATTGCGCAACGGCAGTGTTCTCGTAGGCAGGCCTGGTGCTGGAAAGTCCTTCACAGCCTTGGGGTATTTTTACGAAAGAGTGCTAGGGGGCTCAATCGAACCCCCTAGCCTCCCCGTAAAATCAACACCATTGTATGTTTTAACAACGGCAAAGAAAAGAGACTCGTTAGATTGGGATGCAGAAGCATCGAACTTCGGGATATCTGTAGACCCGGTTGTTAGTGTCACTGGCGCTAGCTTTGTGGTCGACTCGTGGCACAACATTAAGCATTATGTAGGGGTTCAAAATGCTTTCTTCATATTTGACGAGCAAGGGGTAACGGGCAAAGGGGCTTGGGTTCGTTCTTTTTTGAAAATCACGAAAAAGAATGAATGGATTCTTTTGTCCGCGACTCCAGCGGACCAATGGACTGATTTGATACCCATATTTGTAGCAAACGGGTATTACCGGAATCGAACTGATTTTATACGACAACATGTTTTGTATGCGCCGTACGTGAAGTATCCTAAAATCACGGGATATTTGAACGAAGACAAACTTAAACGTCTTAGAGACTCGGTGTATGTGGTTATGGCTTCGTCTCAGTCAACCATATCTCACGTAGTTCATGTGGATGTGGAGTATGACAAAGCGGCCGTTACTTCCTTGATTAAAACACGTTGGAATCCGGTTAAGGATCGGCCGGTTAAAAATCGGTCTGAGTTCATTCACGCAATGCGTAGACTCATCAACACCGATCCCTCTCGGATTACTGCTTCGGTTGATGTTTGGAAGAAGGCAGAGAAACTAATCATATTTTACAATTTTGATTACGAGCTTAAACTGCTTCGCAAAGGTTTTAAAAACATCACCACTGTAGCCGAGTACAATGGCCACGTTCACGACCCTGTTCCATCTTCCGAGGAATGGGTATATTTGGTCCAGTACCAAAGTGGAAGTGAGGCGTGGGAATGTTTCTCAACAAATCAAATGTTGTTCTATTCTCTAAGTTACTCGTATCGTAAAACAATCCAAGCTATGGGGCGAGTAGATAGGCTGACGACAACATACTCAGATTTATATTATTACAAGTTGGTTTCCAGTTCCACCTTAGACAAACGGATACTGGAAGCTTTTAACAACAAGCGCGACTTTAACGTCGCGTCATTAGGAGATTTGTAATGTCAAACGTATTGGAAAAGTAGTTTCACGAAAAACACAACCTATATAATAGAAGGAAGAATGTTTACTACACAACGCCTTCTTTTTTAGACAGTCTATCATAGTATCTGGTGCGAGACAACGTGATAGACTGTCTATATATTTTTCATAGGAGGGTGACATGGCAGGTGAATCTTCGTTTCAAACTAAACTAATCAACAGGATCCAAGAAGCCTTCCCAAAGGCGATAGTGATTAAACCAGATTCGGAATTCTTAGACTCTTTCCCCGATAGAGTTATTTTGTGTGGACAGAGTTGGGCTGCAATTGAAATGAAGCGTAGTAAGACTGCACACCAAAGAGCCAACCAAGCGTATTATGTCACTGTGTTAAATGAGATGTCATACGCTTCGTTTGCGTATCCACAAAATGAAGAGGAGGTCTTTGATGGAGTGGCACGACACTTTGAAGCGACCAAGGGGTGCCCACGCATTTCTTTCTCCGTCAAGCCCAGCTTGGCTTAACTACGACAAAGAGAAACTCATCCGCGTATACACAAACCATTTACGCGTTACGATGGGCACTAAACTCCATAAGTTTGCGGAGGATGCTATAAATTTAGGCATTCGTCTTCCTGAAAACAATACAGCATTGAATAGTTTTGTTAACGATGCTATATTTTACGCTATGCGTTCTGAGGAATTACTCTACTACACAGAGAATGCTTTTGGGACCGCAGATGCTATATCCTTTACCGATAGTGTCTTGCGAATACACGATTTGAAAACCGGCATGTCAGCCCCGAGAACCAAACAACTTGAAGTTTACGCGGCTTTATTTTGTTTGGACTATTCGATTGACCCCAACACGATAGAGATTGTTTTGCGAATCTACCAACACGATGAAGTTTTGGAATGGGGGCCAGAGGTTGGTAATATTTCGGATATAATCGACACTATTGTTCGACATAATTTCACTTTAGAGGAGGTGACTACTAATGGCATATACTGAGTTTTTCCATTATGGTACCCCGTGTCATTCTGGTAGATATCCTTGCGGAAGTGGTGGTGATACCTTTTTAGGTGTAGTCGAAAGACTCCATTCCGAAGGTTTGAGTGAAGTGGATATCGCTAAAGCGTTTGACATGTCTACCGGCGAGCTTAGGAACCAAAAAACATTAGCTAAAATGCTTTTGAAAGAAGAGCGTCGTATATTTGCTACTAGGCAGCGAGACGCGGGGATGAGTGTAAGTGCCATAGCAAAAGAAATGAACCTCCCATCGGGGACTGTGAGTGACCTTTTAAAACCCGGAGCTAATGCGAAGTTTCGCATCATAAAGACTGTCGCGGATGCTTTGAAAAAAGCTATCGATAAGTTTGGTTTTGTTGACGTTGGAGAAGGCGTTGAGATATTTCTTGGTGTATCCTCTTTGAAACTGGATAACGCTGTTACTTTGTTGAAGAACGAAGGTTACGTGATGCATTATATCAAAGTTCCTCAATTAGGTACCAACCGAGAAACGAGAATGAAAATTCTCGGTCCTCCCGGAAGCACTTACAAAGAGTTAATGGCAAATCGGCATAAGATATCTATCCCGAACAGCTTTAGCGAAGACGGAGGTAGATCATTTTTAACACCAGGCGAGTATCGAACCATAGACGCGAAGCGTGTCTTGGTTGTTTACAACAATGAGGGCGGTGGTGATAAGGATGGGTTGATAGAGCTTAGACGAGGCGTACCTGAACTTTCTTTAGGTGAAAAAAGATACGCCCAAGTTCGTATAGCGGTTAACGATACCCATTATCTTAAAGGGATGGCGATTCATAAAGACACGATTCCAGATGGATACGATGCTATATTTTACACAAGCAAGGACCCTACTGGAAACAAACTCGACGCCTTGAAACCACTCGAAACGGACAATGTTCTTCCATTTGGTGCTGTAGTTAAGAAGCCGCGTTACTATGAATCTAATGGGGAAAAGCTTCAATCCGCTGTAAACATCGTTAATGAAGAAGGGGATTGGCAACAATGGAGTCGTAATCTATCTTCTCAGTTTTTGAGTAAACAATCGACCACTTTAGCAAAACAGCAATTAGACCTTCGATTCGATGCGAGACAATCTGAGTATGACGAGATAATGGGTCTTACGAACCCCGTAGTTAAGAAACATCTTTTGGGGGCTTTCGGCGACACTTTGGACTCAGACAGCATATTCTTAAAAGCAGCTGCTTTGCCAAGACAAAGCACTGCTGTTCTTCTGCCAGACCCGACTATGAAGCCGAATGAAGTCTATGCTCCTGGTTTTAAAAATGGTGAAGCAGTATCACTGGTTCGTCACCCACACGGTGGCATATTTGAAATACCAACCTTAAGGGTTAACAATCGTGCCCCAAACGCTAAATCTATGATTGGTAATCGCACCGATGCTATAGCTATACACCCAGATGTAGCTAAACGACTGTCAGGAGCTGATTTTGACGGGGATAGTGTAGTGGTATTTCCTAACAAAGGAAACATTAGAACCGCTCCCGCGTTGGATGGGTTGAAAAACTTTGACCCTAGACGTATGTATCCTCCGGTAAAGGGGATGAAAGTTCTTACCAAAGAAGGTAAGGGTTTAAAAATGGGAGGGGTTTCGAATCTAATCACCGATATGACGTTACAAGGAGCTAGCGATGCTGAATTAGCTCGTGCTATTAGGCATTCGATGGTGGTAATCGATGCTGAAAAGCATAAATTAAACTATGAACAGTCATATAAGGACAATGGAATTGCTGCTTTAAAACGAAAATATCAAGGGTCGGCACGTTCTGGTGCTAGTACATTGATATCTAAGGCGAAGTCGCAAAAATATGTTCCGCACAGGAAGGACCATTACACTATCGATCCTGACACTGGTGCTAAAATATGGACTTACACTGGGAAATCATACATTGATCCAAAAACAGGAAAAGAATATTTTTCCCGTACAAAAAGTAACAAAATGTATGAAGAACCAGATGCTTTTGCTTTAAGTTCAGGCACTAAAATGGAAGCTGTCTATGCTACACACGCTAATAAGTTAAAGGCATTAGCTGATAGGTCTCGCCTATCGTACATACAAACCAAGGGGTACAAACGAGATTCGAATGCCGCTGCAACATACGCCCCTGAGGTAGCCTCATTGCAGAAGAAGTTGACGGCAGCCATGCGGAACCAACCATTGGAGCGTAAGGCTCAAATCATTGGTAATGAAATCATACGCCAAAAGAAAGTTAACAACCCCGGGGTTAAACTTAAATACAAGGTCCTCCAGTCAGAAAGAAGCAAGGCCCTGGCAGTTGGTAGATCTAAGGCGGGTGCCCATAAGCCCATCATCAGGATAAGTGAACGTGAGTGGGAAGCCATTCAAATGGGCGCTATCTCTAAAACTAAACTAGAGAAGATTCTACGTAACGCCGACATGGATCAAATTAAAGCGTATGCTACACCAAGAACAGACCATCCGTTAGGTGGTAGAGAATCCCGGGCACGTATGCTTTTGGATGCCGGGTACTCGGTGTCCGAAGTGGCGGATGCTATAGGAGCGTCCCCCTATCAAATCAGTAATCTCAATATGGACCAATAGAGGAGGCTTCATGTTTACAGAAAACGTTATGTTAACTACTGAAGACAACCCC